TATGGAAGAAAAAAGAACATACAAAACAATTAAATGGATATTAAAAGATAATATCAAAAAGAATGTCAGGGCTTTGTGGACTTGGAAAGATGATAACTTTACTTGCATCTATGAGAATTACTCAGGAGAGGACAGGATTTTCACATCAAATCAATTACTAAATAAATTAAACAAATGAAGAAACAAGGAGAAGAAACAGACATTAGAGCCTTTATAGACTTAAAGGTTAGTGGAACTGCTGAGGGCGGTGTGTATATAAAGACTAAGAAACTAAATGATAAAATTATAGAGATAGAGTCTTTAGGTATAGATAGAGTTGTAGGAGTAATTTATGATGGAACTGATAACTTAGAGATAGTAACAAAACCAATAGAGGGTATTGTAACTATTGATGAAGATAGAATGATTAACTAATGATAACGCTTTTTGAAGATATAACATACGAGTTAACTGAATATGAGCAATATGATATTCTGCCTATAGTTATAAAAGGGTTAAGCACAAAACATGGTAAGGAAAATTCCATAACCAATAAAACAATGTGTGAGGCTTTAACTAAGGTTGGGTATAAAATAAATGGGCCAAGACTTCGTAAGATAATCCACCATATAAGAGTAGAACAACTACTTGTAGGGCTTTGTTCCAACAGTAAGGGTTATTACATTACAGACAACTTAGAAGAGCTTGAGGAGTATGTATTGAGTCTTGGTCAGAGAATAAGAAGTCAGCAGGCTATATATAAGAGTATGAAGAGGGATATGGAACAAATCAATTACCTTAAACATAAATTAGATTTAGATAACGAAATAAAAATAACAAACCATGGATAAATACAATAAACACTACAAAGAGAAAGGGAGAAATGGATGGACTCCATCTAATACATCTGACTCTTTATTAATTACAGAACCAGAAGCGGCAGTGGATATGAGAGTGCCACATTATTATAGAGGTAGAAACGGATATGAAGCTCGTAAGGTTTGTGATAACTTTGAACTCCCCTATCACCTCGCAACCGCCACTACATACATCCTGAGAGCATATCACAAGCACGATACTCCTGTAGATTGTATTACTAAGGCTATTGCACATTTAGAATTTGAATTAGAAAAAATAAGAGATGTCGGAGAATAAAGGGTACGATACAAGTAGTGTGAGTCAAGATGAATTTGATAAGCATTTTATAAAAGATGATGACTTAATGAAAACATCTTGCTGCCAAAGAAATTGGTATAGGACTAAAAAGCATCTTAAGTGTCCAGGATGTAAGAAGTATGTAGATAAAGACGTAACTGCGAGAGGGATTATGCAGGGGATTAATACTATGATGGAAAAAAATAAAGAAAATGAAAAGAATAAAGATAATTCCAGTTCCGAAGCCTCGGATGACAAGAGCTGATACATGGAGGAAAAGACCATGTGTAGTTAGATACTGGGCCTATAAAGATGATTTATTGGCTAAAATAAAGGAGAGTGGTGTTGAGATTAATGATGAGTTATATCTTGAGTTTGAAATACCTATGCCTAAATCTTGGAGTAAGAAAAAGAAGAAGGAACATATAGGGAAGGTACATCAGCAAAGGCCAGATATTGATAATCTTGTTAAAGGAGTTATGGATTGCTTGTTTAAAGAAGATTCACACGTTCACACTATATATGCTAAAAAGATTTGGGCTGAAGAAGGTGGTATGGCTTTTATGACAGGGAGTAACCTTGGCGTATGTTAGCAGAAGAGTTAAATCTATCTCTCTGTTTATAAACTATGTTTTTAGCTTGTTTCTCTGAAATATCATATTTAATTGATATATCAATAAACGTATGTCCTACATGGCCTCTGTTGATAACAATAAACTTATCAAAGTCTTTAATCATCATGTAGTTCCTTAAAACCTTTGGAGGTATAAGCCCTATGCTTGATAAGTGTAATATAGTATCTTTAAGAGTATGGTCGTCTCCAAACCTTTTTATTAGTTGCTCAGAAACATTGTCTCTAAATTCAAAAATAACTTCCTTTCTATTTGCCATTATTTAATTTCTTATTAAAAGTATTAATAACTGTTCTCACGCAAGTTGGGCATGTTTGTGCTCCTCTACGATAACTTCCTCCAAAGTGGAGGTTATACATATCAAATAGAAAATCTAAAATAGAAGTCCTATCTGATTGTGGGTTTTTAATTTCATCTAATGCTAATATTATTTTATTTTTATCAGAAGAACTAATGAAATCCCACCCTTTAGGGTTAGTAAACTTTACCACAAACCTTTTGGGCAATCAATATAAAACTCATCCACTCTTGCTTTTAAGTTAAGAAAACAACCACAATCTCCACAATTTTCAAGAGCCTTTATGTTTAGTGGCTTTTTATATACCCCACATTTATTGGATTGACAAATCTTCATTCTTTTCTTAAAGGTTTTTTCTGAGGCTTTTTTAAGCCCCTTACCTATTATTAGATTCCAAAATATATTTATTATTGCTTTCATTTTGCAAATATAGTAAAAATATTTAGAATATAGTAGCTGTTAGTTCAGAAATACTAACACTCTCTTGTGAGCCTGTAATATCAACTTCAGAAACAGTAACCGTTTTGTTATTTATACCACCAACAATGTTAGCTGCTAAAATATCAAATTGAGAGCTTTGGTTATTACTGGATGATTGTATTCTATTTGAAGTTCCTGAAGTAACACCACCTGCAGCAAATTTAACACCTCCTCCTGCAGCGTTCATAGCTGAAAGCTCTCCTCTAAACATAGCTGTACTTCTTTTATTAATAACAGCCTCTCCTCCTTCTAATTCAGCAACAGAACCTCCTACACCAAATTTAACACCTCCGTTAGCGTGACTCGGCCCATTAACCATTCCACCGTTAGCAAATTCTGGTATAACACCACCTTTAGCTCCAGTAAATTTTGTAGAGGCAATAGCCGCTATTTGTGCCGCAATAAGAGTTGCCATTATAGGCATAGCTGCTGCTGCAAAAACACCTGTCTGTGCAGAAATCATAGTTAAAGCTAATGCCCCATTAATAGCTGCTTGAGCAAGTTTATTTGCCTTATCCATAATAAAAGCCTTCTTAGCGATAGCTCTAAGCTCTTCTTCTCTTTTTAAGTCGTTAGCTTCTTGAATTAAAGCGTAATGGTCTCTAACATCCTCCTGAGCCTCTTCATTACCTTCTAATGCTTCAAGCTTCGCCTCTAACTCTGTAGCTAAATCCTCTGACTCAAGGTCTCTTCTTTCATTGATTATATTCTTTTCTAACTCCCATCTGTTATTCATGTATGTAGAGAAAGCATCAAAAGCTGTGCTATAAGCATTTGCTATGGTTTGTATAGCCGCTGTCTGAGCAGCAACATCAGCGTCCAGATTTGTTTGGGTAACATTCCCAGAGTCTATTGCGGCTTTATTCTTTATAACCAGTAGTTGTCTTTGGTATTCTGCCTCACTAATAATCCCATCAGCCCTTTGTTTGTCAAGTATTGTTTTCTCAGATTTAAAGTTACCTTCAATTAATGCAATTTGTGCTGCTCCAGCTACATCTCTTGCAGCCTTCTCTTCTTTTAGCATACCGAATAGTGTTTTAACTTTTATCTTACCATTCTCTTTAACTATCCTAATTAAACCAGTACCCCTACCATACTCATCTTTAATTGACAGGTCTTGTGCTGATTTAGCGTCTGCTGCAGCTTGCATACCAGCATTAAATTTAATTTGACGCATCTTCTCTTGAAAACTCCTCTCTAATTGTAAAAGCAAGGCATCATTTGTTTCTTTTTTAGCTTTCTCTTCATCTATCATCCCTTGAGCAACTGTACTTGTTAGGGTTTTTAATTTAATTATTTCAGCTTCGTATGTAGCGTGACTAATAACTTTTTCTGCTAACGCTTTGTCAAGTGATGCTACGCCCCCAGTTATAAGCCTAAAATCCTCTACAGATAAATTCTTTATAACATCATATTTTTGCTTATTACTTTTTATAAGTGATTGAAGCTCTTTTTGTTTAGCCTTAGCTTGAAAATGCTCTATGTTAGCTATGTTAGTTACTATTAATGCTAAATTTTCCTGTGCTGATTTTACAGCTTCATCCCTGCTTGCAGTTGCTTGAGCCATAGCTACCCCAAATGAATCTTGCATTAAGTCATCTACAAGTTTAGACATTTGTTTTGAGAAATCCTTAGTTTTATTTAAAGCAAAGGTAAATGCTTTTCCCATTGTCTTAATTTTACCTGCAGTGCTTGTTATAGGAGCATCAAGATTTGACATTAATTTCTCTAACACAGTAAGTTCAATATTAGTCTTTCTAATATCCCTACCTGATGTCTTAACATTAAACCCTAACTCCAGAGCTGATGCAGCATAATTTTCTGTATTCGTTTGTGCGTCAATAAGCAGCTCTCCTGTTAATCCTAATTCCTTATCTAAAAGTGCTCTATATTCTGAAACCCAAGTTAATTCAGCTAAAAGTGCATCATTGTCTTTGATGGTTTTCTTTTTCATTTCAGTCCCCATCTCTCTATATGCGGCTAATAAGTCATCATAATGCTTTCTCTTCTTCTCTCTATATGTTTTATCCCCCTGAAGCTTCAGCTCTTGATAAGTGTCAGTTGCTGCTAATTCTTCATTAAGAGCAGTAGTAATATCAGTATATTGAAGTTTAAGTCCATCTAATTTAATCTGCCTATCACTTATAGCTGTTTGCTTAGACTGAAATTCCATCATAACAGACCTTCTTTTCCTTCTGCTTGTTATTTCATTATCCCCTGTTGCGGCTAATTGTCCTTCTCTGATTTTCATATAAGCTTTATCAGCCTCATCACGTTCCGCTTGAAGTAGTTGTACTTGTTTTATTTCTTCTTTAATTGCAATTAAATCAACTTTTCTATCAGCCTGCTTAGTATTTAGACTTCTAATTTCCTTTAATTGTTTTTCATTAGCAAGCTCTATATCCATAAGCCCAAGAACCTCATCAAATTCATCTTTAAATATTCTCATAGATTCAGCTCTCTTCTTACTATTCTTAGTGTAGTCTAACACATTATCTATATCTTCATTCATAGCCTGATTCAACCTTTCTTGTTTCTGCTCTGCCGCACTCATTTCCTCCCCAAGCATAAAGTAAGCTGCTGCAAGTGTGGCTACCACTGTAGCTACAGCAACATAAGGGTTTGATGACACAGCAACATTAAGCTGTCCTTGTGCTACTGCTGCTGCTCTGATAGATGGAATTAACATACTCATAGACCTAAACATTCCTACAAGACCAACCCTTAATGAGTTTAATCCTAACATAGCAAACCTTGTTGTTAAACCAACTAAAGCAACACCAACCAACTGTACAACTGTTCTAATTGCATTTAAAGCTCCCTCACTCTCTACAATTCCTTGTACAAAGTTTGTTAATGAAAATATAGTTCCCCTCATTGAAGTGTCAAACTTATCTCCAAGAGCAATACTTAATCCTTCTGTTGCGGACTTTAATAGAGTCATATCACCAGAAAGGTTATCTAATCTAATTGCTGCCATCTTAGTTACAGCTCCTTCTGCATTATTAAGAATCTCAACACTTCCCTGTATTCCGTCAATATTCTTTATTAAAGCAAGAAAAGCAGGTGCTGACCTTTTATCTAATAAATCTACAGCCTCTGTTGCTGAGAAACCCTCTGCAGATAGTTTTCTCATAGCTACTGCAAGTTGTTCTGTTCCTACTACTGGGCCTCCAAGCTTTTTCGCTAACTTAGAATTTGCATCCCCTAACTTAAGCATTATATTTTTTAAGGCATTACCAGCAATAGAACCACTTAAACCATTGTTCGCTAACTGACCTAATAAGGCAGTTGTTTCTTCAAGAGTAAACCCTACTGCTCTTGCTACTGGAGCTACAAATTTCATTGACTCCGTAAATCTATCAAGGTTTAATGCTGTAGATGTAAATGAAGCTGCCATTACATCTGTTACGTTTTTAGTTAAAGAAGCATCTAAATTAAAAGCCCTAAGTGTAGTACCTGCAACCTGAGCTGAATTAGATAATGATTCTCCAGTAGCTGCAGCTAAATCAAGTGTTGATGCTGTAGCTAAATCAATCTCTTCGGTTGAAAACCCTAAACGAGCAAACTCTTCTTGTAATTGACCCACTTGTGTTGCTGTAAATACAGTTGTAGAACCAAGCCTTAAAGCAGCCTCCTGTAGAACCTTAAATTCTTCTGCTGAAGCTCCAGATATTGCTTTTACCGCTGACATCTGCTTTTCAAATGCACTAAAGGATTCTATAATACCTCTCACAGCCCCTACAACAGCTCTTACAGCAAATGCTGCTGCTATAGCCACTGCTGCTGACTTAAATGTACTAACTAATCCACCACCAGCTTTATTCATCTTATTGGCGGCATTAGTAGCTTTAGACATAGCTGCTGCGTTTTTATTAAAAGCAGTTCCAAGTTGCTGAACTTCTTTCTTTGCTCCAGCATAACTCTTGTTAGCAGCCTTTAATTGTTGCATCTTTAACTTAGCAGCATCAAGCTTATTATTTAGTGCAATTAAATCTTTTAGATTTGCTTTAAATGTGAAAAGCGTTCCAGTATTAGCCATATTAGTCGTTATTTATTTTAGTTGTGTTTAAATTTGGTTTTGTTCTTAAATAAACCTTTTTCTTAATTCCGTCTGTGTCTGTATAATAAACATCTCCAGTCATTGTTAAATCTTGCACTGAAAACTCAGCAACTACCTCTCCACCGAAAACAGAGAAGTCTCCGTCTGAATCTACTGAAATTGCGTTCTGTGTAACTTTACCTCCCTTTGTACTGTAACCACTTCCTACCTGGAAGATGTCATTTGGATTTACCTCATTGTGGCATCCTAAAATAATTTGTCCAGAATGAGAGTGTAACCCCTTACCTAAAGCGATAGCATCTCCATTAATAACATTAATATCCCTCCCTCTATATGCAGAAGATTGATTTGTAATACCATTATGTTTACTTATAACTAACGCCTCTTGTGATGCAGCAGGAGCTTCCATTAACTCACTCTTAATAGTAACATTATTACTTGTAGGTAATAAGTTGGGTTTTGGTATATTTTTATTATCTATAATACTATACTCTCCATTTGTTGATAAAATAATAGTTCTATCTTTCTCTTTAACAATAGCAGAACCTCCGTCAGGATTTAAAACATCTACACTTCCATAATTAGTTGGAGGTAGTTTTAATTTAGCTCTTTTCCCTTTTTTGTCGTTATCAGGAATTTCATATTTCCATTCAATTAATTCAACCTTCGTTAATTCATCCAGCCCTGGTTTATAATCAGCAACCTTATTAACAGTCCAGTAAGTTGAAATTCCACCATCCATTACTATTTTTATAATATTTCTAAAGTCAAAATTAGCAATATCAGTAGCACTTAAATCCATCATACAACTTCTTAATGCAGCTCCTCCACTAACCTTTTCAAAGAAATTACCATAATATCTATCAAACAAACCTCTTTGCATACATCCGTTTACACTGGTATTATGCCAAGCTAAATTATCATCATAAGAAGCGGAGCAAGCATGCTCGTAATTAAATGTGTAAGCATAAGGATAGCTATTATGACTTTGTGCGATTCCATTACCATCTGTTAACTTCCAAGTCCCTGTATTTGGACTTAACCCATGATAATTTAATATTCTTAAAGCAAAGCTTGTATCATTAGGAGGTCTATCAAGAGTGTTAAACCAACCCCAATTCGGATTACCTGACCACATGCAAGGTACTGTAGGTGGGTTATTAAAGGGTGTATGAGGGAATGTGTTGTCGCAACCATTACCAGAAGTGTACATTCTCATTGTTGGTGATACTACAGATGTACCTAACTCTTTTTCTGACTTTCTATAAAGCTCTTCATGTGTTATTCGGAAATCCCATAATTCTTTAGAATAACCAAGAGCATTTGACATTGACTGATTATATGCTTGAACAATTTTATCACCACTATCATTCTTATATCTAAAGTATATTGATTTTGCAAGTTCATCAATTAAAAACTTATCACTCCAACTTGTTCTATCTAATTTTTTACTCCAATCAACAAGCCTGCCTGAACCATAAAAATCATCATACGGTTCAACAAATACTTTTTTCTGCTCGTTGTCTGCATCCCAATACAGGTTAAACATTTCTGTTATACCCTTTAAAAACTCTAATTGCTTTGTTCCACATCCAAGAGCCATATTAGCACTCGCAGTAAATGGAGGTACAAATGCTTGTCCCACTACAGGAAAAACCATAAAGTCTTGATTCTTAATATAAGCTCTACACTCTCTAAATGCCTTAAAGTTTATTCCAAAAAATCTAATTTGAACTACATCTCCAGCACTTAGATTCATTTCCATATTAGAATCCTCTGTTGTCCAAGCCTCTCCATTTGAGGTGTGTCTCCAAACACAATTTGGTAATCCGACAGGCTGTGTTGCTGTTACCCCATCCTGAGTAGTAGGAGGCCCTATATTTGGATTAAATACATATTGACCACTATCAGTTGCCCAATCAGCCCAACCACCATATTGACTATAACCCATAGTCTGTCCATTAACAACAATACGAGAAGCCCACATACCAGAATCTGCAGAAGTACCATTCTGAGATACTTTAACCGTTGCCTTGTAATATATATTATATCTACCTGAAAAAGGTACAACATATCCATTTTGCACACTACTACTACTCCCTGGTGAATAGTGAGCAGCTCCATTTTGAGTTGGTATTACAGGGTAGAAATGTCTTGTAGTATTTGAGTTTGAACCAGTAGCAGGCATTGTTGGTAGAGTTACTTCTCCAGCCTTAGATGCGTGTGCTGAATAGTCACTATTTGCCCCAAGTGTTGTGCTCCCAGCAAAATCATAATCCTCTCCAGACGTATAAGGTATAATTAATTTTTTAAATTCTTGAGACTGAAAGAAATCACTCTCAATCGTATATCCAATATCCTCAAACATTTTCTCAACAGCACTCTTTACATATATAGCTGGGTGTAAATCTTTAAGTGAATGTGCTGATATATTTGGGTCTGTATCTTTTAACCACTCTCCATAGTTAATGATAGGGTAAACATAATTTATTTGGTCAACATTCTTTGACCAACTTGCGACCACTGTAGCATAATCCTTTTCATGTGAAGTCATCCCCAGTTCACAAAGTTTTTTATCCTTAAGTAATTCAGGCCAATATGATGGGTCTTGTAGTATATGGCATTTGTACTTTCCTCCAGCTCCTGTAACACTCTGCTCTATCCTTGCAAACCCATTAAAACAAACAACTCCATTAACTGATATTCTCGCTTTCTTCCACCCTAAATCTTCAGGGTTTCTATGGCTTCCATCAGCAGTCATAGAATGTAAAATTCTCTGATTTCTTGCACTCGCTGGTAGTTCAAATGTTTTAGAATAACCAGTTGACCTTTTACTTGGGTCTCTTAAATCCCCACTATTTAAAGTTAATCCTAAAGGCAGTGAGTCCTTATTCATTGTATCTAAATAATCATAAGTATATGTCTGAACTTGCATAGTATTCTCTTGATACGTAGGAGTTGTATTCTCATCCCATTCCACACCACCTTCTCTAATCTCAAAATTTGACATAGTTAGTGTTGAATGAGTCCCTGTCTCTTTAACTCTTAAGAATTGATATTGTGCGTTGTAGAAATGTTTTTGAGAATAAGCATTACCACCATATTGAATACGAGTATTTGTAGACCACCCTCCAGGAAGTCCTCCCATAACTGGGTCTTGCTGTTCTTCATAAATAACCATGTCTGGTATAAAAGGAACGCATATTTCATAAGTCCCTGGAGTTTTTATCGTTTGCCATACCCAAGGTTTTTGTGATGTATCAACCCCTTTATAATCTAAAGCATATTGTATATCACTCTGTTGAACTCCTGTGGTGTTAACATAACTACCTGTTGAAATAAAATCTATATATGTTAATACCTCCACTTCACACCCAGACATAGCGTCTATGGTTATTTTCATCTTATATCCTTTAGACTCATAGTCATTACATTGAAACAACTCATGCGAACTTCTAAGCCCAAAATTAACATTATTATTAACTACAGATGCAAAATTTACAGGGCTACCCAGAGCTGAAGCATAAGATGCGTGAATATTTCTTCTATTAGAATCATAAGTGATACTTCCTATATCGTATTTCCAGGCTGCTGTATGTACATAAGGAGTGATATACCCCCTGAAGTTTTGCCAAAATGCTGCTGTGAAAAAATCTGGAGGGTCTACTGAAGGAAATGTTGATGATAAATAATTAGCTAAATTATCACACCCTGGGCCTCTAAGAAACAAATGATGACCATCACCCTCTAAGATTTCAAGAGATATAGAAGCGTCAAGACCACTTGCTGCAGTAGGATAAAGATAAAGCATCCTACCCTGCTCTGTATCACTACGACCATCTCTCTTCATGTTATTCACATAAGTAAAAGGTACAGAGTGCCAAACAGATGTTTGTTGTCCTTCAAAGTCTGGATTTGAGCCATCAGACTTATTGAAAGATAATTTAATAATCTGAGCTGATAGATACCCTCCAGTTTGAGATGGGAAAGAATAGCTTAGTGCTGTTGTACTTCCTGTTGAAGCGTTAGACACTCCGTTCCACGTAGGATTATTTGGGGTGTTTCCGTATATAGCAAAGTTATTAATTTCCATGTCATACCATCCCATAAAATTACCAAAATCTTCATTGGCATTTAGTGGGCCATACGAATTAGCCCAATCACAATAACCCTTACAACCTTCTCCGAAAATATCAGATGATGTAGTTCCATTTTGAACGTATGAAGTTATAGTTGAAAGACCTGCATCTTTTTCACCTACCTCTAAAATTACTTCTTTTGCTTGAGATGATTGAGCCATATTACATTTTTTGTGTTAGTGTACTTTCTGAAAACTTATATTTAAACTCTATAAAAGACCTGTTTTTATCTGTACTATATAATTTATAAGAACCTTTAATTATATTAATAGCGGTAAGACCTATATTTTGATAAGTGTTTCTTGCTAAATCTGTAACAAAATCCTCTATTTTAGTTGTTATCCAAACTTGAGGAGACATTATCATTTCTTCTATCCACTTAACCTGTTCCCTACTTAATGGTTGTGAAAAAACAGTTATCATCTCCTGTCTTTTTCCCCATAAGTTTGTTGTATTATGTTGCCCTCTCATAATACCAAAATCTTTTGTAGAACTCCTTTGAAAGTTTGTGTGCCTATCAAATTCAGTTCCAGACATTAGTAATTCCTTGCTCTCTGTCCCTGTAGCTCTAAAGAAATCAAAATTCCCAAGCATATTTCTAAATATAAAGTTTGTTCCATTAGAATCAGCACAATGCTTAGTGCTATCTATTAATTTATAATGCTGAATAGGCCCACTCCTTATATATGCACCTGTAGTTGCGTTATTATATTTTATTTGTATTCCCATCTGGCTTCCTGTTAAATTACCAGTAGCATCTGTTAGGTGATTAACTACAGCTCCAGCGAAAAGAGATAACCAAAAATCAAGTATAATAGGATGTATGTGAAGTCCTATATGCCTGGTGTATGAAGAATCTAAGCATGGAATATGTTCGGTTACCCCAGCAGAATTTGTAACGTGCATGTCTCCAATCCTATTAGTTGCTCCCCTATGAATTACAGGGAGAAAATAATAAAATCCTTGACTAACATCCATAACATTGTATGGAGGCATATTAGTTGTGAAGCGATTAAAAGCACTTGAAGTCCAAGGGGTTTGACTATTGTTAGTCCCATTACACACATATTTATCAACTCTTATGTAATCATTAGCTGTAGAATTGGATTCTTGAGTAGTAGTATTCAAAGGAACAGCTATAAAGGAATTTGTGAATTTATTATTACTGGAATCTGGTGATAAACCCCCTCCTATAGCATATTGAACAGGGAACATCTCTAATTTAAACCCTCTTCCTAACATTTTATCAAAAGAAGTACACCAGTCCTGCTTGTAAAATGCCCCCTCTTCCGTAAAGTATTGCCTACAATATTCAGCTACATTAAAAGAGTAAACTCCATTAGCAGAATCAGAATATCCATTCATACGAATACCTGTGTCTACATAATTACCACTTCCATTAGTGGATTCCAACCATAAAATACCCCTAAAAAAAGCAGGTATAGTAGTTCCAGTTACTCTTACTTCAATAACTATAGGTCTTTGACTTGAGACAAATTTACCATGAGGTTGTTGTGATACATTCCAATTTATTGCCATTTTACTTGAATTTCATTATTTTATTTATTTTCGTATTGATTACGGAAGCTATTATTGCTGTTAAGTCTTTATCAATTTGAGTTTCAATAGCTTTTTTAGCATCATCTAACCATCCGTCAGCTTTAACTGTCTTTCCGTTGTTCTTTGCTGCTGCTGCAACTCTAAAGGCTATCATCTTAGCTTCTTTTGGGCTGACTTGGTATTTGTTTTGTGCCCACAACATTAAAGCTCCTATATAATCACTTTTACCTCCTCCTCCTTTACCACTGTAAGGAACGTCAGAACTACCCTTTCCTTTTAAAGAACCACCATTATTTAATCTTATAGCTGAGTTGCTTGATTGAAAATCCCACTTAAGTCGTGCTCCTACTATTTTTGGTGCTTCAGCCTTTATACTTGCTGCTGTAGCCCCTGTATTAGTTTGTGGTTTTTTATTACCCTTTCTGATAGCCTTGTTAAGCTTATTTTGCATAAGCCTAACAGGGTTACCTTGAGATTGTAATAATAATCTTGCTATCTCCTCTAACATTATTCTGGATTTGAAGTTTCAGAGCCAGGGAAAACAGGAGGGAAAGCAGGAGCTCCATCAGAACAAGGGTCATCTATTCCAGTATAACAACAAGTTCCATCATCAACACCTGCTGCAGGGTCATAATTGATAGCTGCAGGGTCAGTACACCCACAAGCTCCAAAGTAATCAGAACAAGGTGATTCACAACCTGATGCAGGCTCTGCTGGGCCTCCACTACAGGCATCTACAGTTTGTGCAATATTAGCTATAGCATCAAACTCAACACGTAAAGCTACTAATTTATCGTTAAAAACTCCAAACTCTCTACTTATCGTTACTTTATGCTTAGGTACATGAGCTTTACACCCACCACCTCCACTAATTCCAAGTGCAAGGCAAGATAACATATTCCATAGCTTTAATTCAAGTTCTGCCATTATAGACGCAGTGTCATCATCAAAAATCTGTACACCTTGCGTGCTACCTGACTGTATAGGTCTTGCTATTACTAAGCTGAAGCTATAAACTTCTTTCACTCCCTCCACCACGTAAGATGATGGGTAGTCTATGTTTAGTAAATCATAACAAATGTTATGGTCAAAATTTATTCTTTCTGGAGGCCCAAATTTTACAGAACAAAACCCAGCAGCATTTGCACAGGTTTTAAAGTCCCTCATAAGTTGAAATAAATTGTATGTTAAAGGAATAGCCATTTTTATTTTTTATTAATTAATTTTTGTTCGTATTTATGTTGACAGGCAAAGTGAGCAAACTTTCCGTCCTGTGTTTTAAAGTATGGGTCAGTAGTAAAAACCTTTTCGCAAAAACCACACGTTATTGGTTGGTTTTTCAGTTTTGCCTCGTATTCAGTGTAGCAGTGCATGTGAACAAGTTTTTTATCTGTAGTTCCCTTCCAAGCACAAGAACAAGTGCTAAGATTACCCTCGCAATGTGCACATGTTTTTATTTCCTTTGCTGCCATATTCTATTTTTTATTTAAATCGTTATAAGTCTTTTCATAGTCAACGCATGCGTTTTTCCAAGACAAATATGTTAAAACTTCATACAACTCTGTTAACAATACACTATTAACAGGTGAGTGTGTTGGTAATGTAAATATTCCTGCTTTAGCTACATCATAAACACTGTTTAGCCAGCCGTACCCTCCTATAGTTCTTGAAGCAGCGATTTTAGCTTTTGAGTCTCCTCCTGAAGAGTTGAGGTTAGGAAAAGTTTCATCAATGCGTTTTCGTGCTGTATCAAAAAAAAACCGACATCCCAAATGGTTGCCATATCTAATTGTTTAAATTCTTCAGCTCTCTTATCCACCAGAGCATCATTCACTATACCTCTTTTATCACCCTTCTGCTTACATAGAATAGCAACTTGTTTTGTTAACACTGTTAAATCTCCAGTCTCCAGTTTTTTATTATGAAGCTCTATTTGTTCAGCTTCAATAAATGTGCCAAAATTCTCATTAGCCATTCCTGGGTCTGGTAAATAATATACAGCATTATTAAATGTGAACTTATCTAATGCTATCGGATTGTAAGGGTCACTTAAGAATTGTACAGTGGATATAACCTCCTCTATCTCATCAAGACCACACATAGATATTTCGTCCTCACTTAGGCCAGTCCAGTAACAAGCGAGCTTTGTATTCTGATTTATATTTAATAGGCTTAATTCAAGCTGTCTAACCTCTTCATTTGAATCAGCAAACATCTCCTCAACTTCTTCCATTGATGGTTGTGCATTTACAATGTCATTAAATCCCTTAAACCTTTCAAAGGTTACGTCTACCCAGGATGTTGGGATGTCTATTTCTACTTCGTTTATTGTAATACTTTTCATTAATTCATTATTGTTTTATCTCCATCAACAAAAGGATTGATTAAAACCATCTTTCCTATCCTATTATTGACTTTCGTTAATCGTTTTGCTAATCTTGTTACTATTACATCAATTTCCTCCTCATCTTTAGGTAAAACTGCAAGATAACCAAGTGCAGCCCAATAAACCATGTTTGGTAGCGAGTAAAGCCAATCACTACGGAATATTGTGTCTAAATAAGAATCTTCTCCATTTTTATTGTGAACTATGATTATTTGTGTTAAAACATCTAAAAAAGCCTCGTAAGTGTCATCATCTGCTGTAGACGTATCAATTATAGCCTGCACATCCGATAAATAGTCTAAAACTATCTCTTCGTGCCATCTATTCAAACAAAATATTTCGTATTCACTATACATTTTACAATTATAAGAAAAAGTTTACATTTTCTTGGCTAATGTTTGGAACTTTTATCCCCATGCTAATATCTTATTACCTCCATCAAATAAATATCTCATTCGCATCATTAAACTATCGGCATAATCTGGAGAACGACCTATGGCTGCCTTGACTTCTTTCTTAGAAAGTATAGCAAGTTTCCCATCTAAGTCAATATTTTTCCTTCTAACAACTTCAAGCTCTTCAATTATCTTATTTCTAATATCTATTTTCTTACATTTAATATGGATGTTACCAGCATTTATTTGTTCGGCAAGCTTATAGTAGCATTGGCTCTTTAGATTTTTATAGTTTTCAGACTTCATAGCTCGTGAATTGTTAATAAACGGCACTACACCCTTCATATAGTGTGAAAGGTACTGTCCTACACCATCAGAATCAATTATTATGTTTTTTCTGGGTATATTATGGGTATCTGCCAATTTCTTTATTAATATCTCTATACTATTAGCTGAACTCTTATCTTTAGTTATTATCTCCTCTACAGTCATACCAGACCACCGAGTGATGACCATTTTATCACTTCCCATCAAAGCTACGTCACAAGAGAGGAATTTCTCCTTACTTTCCTCTACTTTGTTCTTAAAACAGTTTAATAGGGCCTCGTAATCAAATAACTTATCTTTTCCTTCATCATACTCCCAGTTACCATGTAAAAGCCTCTCCCTTGATACAGGGTCAAGCTTTCTCAACTGCTCTTCATAGTATTCCGAAATGTGAGGATTGTCTTTAAGCTTAGCTTGAACAAATTTCTGATGCTCTGGCAAGTTATCATCTCTCCATTGTTTATAAAAATCATATACCCAGTTTTTCGCTGGATTGCAAGACATAAGTATTTTTGGCCGAAGGTCAAATTCCGCAAGTTTATATCTCACCCTTGAAGCAACAACATTCTTAGCCTTCTCAGTACATTGATTAACTTCGTCAATAAACGCACCAGATATTTCTAATGAACCAAGAGAATCAAAGTTTGGGTCAGCAGGGTACTGATAAAGGTCTTTTAGCAAGATTTGACTACCATTCACAAATTCAATAACATTTGATTGTGCATTGAACTTATAGGTCTCGCCTTTTTTCACGCCCCAGTCGGAGCAAACACTAAAAAATGAGTTCAGTGTAGTTTCTTTAAGTGTTTTCAATACAGCACGACCCATAAGCCATCTTGTACCTGGGTATCTCAAACACGAATACAGCAGCCAGGCCGCCCCAAAGTATGATTTTCCACCACCAGCACTTCCTCCGAAGAGAATTTCAGAGCTGGTCTTATCATGGATGTATTCCCAGGCCTGATGCTGTTTTATTGTTGGCGTGAAATCTATCTTCATTTATTCTTTCCGCCAAGCAAGCGACCTATTGGAAGAAGTATGCCAAACTTAATAATAAAGTAAGTGAGTAATATTGGAGTTAGCCAAGCAAGAACAACGATTGCTAAAAGGTTAGATTCCCATCCACTCTCACTATTAAAAAATTTCTTGTATTTACTGATGACTTCTGTTTCTTTTTCCATATTATTTATTTTACTTCGTTTAACATCATTAATGCTTGACTATTTCCAAATGTTTTTGCCCAAGCTATAAACTTTTCTTGCGGCATAGACGAAATAACCACTGGAATCTCTCCATCACCTACATATGGTTGAGTTGCATTAGCCTCTATCTCTCTAAATTCAGTGGTAGCTCCTAATAAAGCCCTAACCTCGGAAAGTTTTAATTCGGCAACCTTGAAGTTATGCGTTTTAAAGGTTATCTCCATTTTAATTACAGAACCGCTATCACTAACCGATTCTTTACCTCTCGTGTCCAGAACGGACACTGTAAATCGTAAATCTATTTGTAAACTTGTTTCTCTTGGCATTGTTGTATTGTTTTAATTATTCTAAAAGGTTCTTGATTACTAACTTTATTTTTATTATTTTTGAAAACTCTTTTGTTTTTCAGATTGATTAATTACTTTAAACAAATGTGTAATTGTTTTGCTTGTCAAAACAACCTGTAAAACTATTGAGGTTGGGTTTATTATATTTATTACTCATCTTCAGGCTTTGTATAATTAAACACAAACGAATCACCCCCACTTGTTAAATCCACCCTATCTATTGCTATTCCTTTCATCTTAGCTATATCTTGAAGTAACAACCTACAGATGTTTAAATCTCCACTCTTATACCCTTTAGTATATAAGTCGTATAACATCATAGTGTGCTTATCAACTTCATATTGCTTCTCTTCATCAAATTGTTCCTTAAAATACTGTAAGGCTCTCTTATAGTATATAGAGGCTTGCCTCTTTTTGATGCCCCAGTTGTTATCACAATACTCAATTATATCAGTATACCTAACTCCTTGTAAAACTAATCTAACTATCTCAGAGGTTCTCTTATGGGCTTCTAACTTAGTAGCCTTACCTTCAAATTTAGTCTGAATATTGCCCAACCCAGTGGCACTTATTTCAACTCTCATATCTTCTTTCTCTTCCATTATTTCTTGTGCATAAAATTTATTTGCAAAGATAAGTAAAAATAATTAACAAGTCAAGGTAATATGTTACATAACGTGCATAATAACCTGATGGCCGAAATCTATTGTGAATATCAGACCACCCTGATTATAAGGCTCTTTTACGTAAATCAGCTATTCTGCTTTATTTTTTTTGAATTAATGGCTTACACGACTCCTGAAGGGGCTTAGCTGAGGGGCTTGTGCTGTATAATGTATACAAAAATCCTATCTAATACCACCCCCACCACCACCCCCTACACTATTTAGACTCATTCTAAATAAGGAATTGAGCATAAAAAAAAGGAGCTTTTACACTCCTTAATTTAATATATTATTTTGTTTATTCAATTTCTATTTTAATTGCCGTTTGATATTCGGAAGATATGCCACCAATAAATACAATAGATAGTATGTAAGTTTCAAACTTAGAAGAGCAAAAGTCCTTTATTCTACTAATATGCTTTGTTTTCTGTCTGTCTGTCTCTTCAATCCCTGCAATGTAATTACCATTAATTTGTTTACAATTGCTAAATAGTTTATTCATTAGGTTGTAAAGTTCTGTTTTGTTTGTTGTGTTTGTTTTCATTTTTTTATTTATTTGTTTGTTAGTTTGTTTTATTTGTTTAAATTTTTAAAGATTGCTTTTTTATTTGTGATAAGGTTTTCAATTTCTTTTTTATTCATCATCATAAACTGATACAAATATTTAGAGGTTGTACGGCTGTAATTAAAAGCTTCTTTATCTAAATAGATTATCCTTTTACCTTTGCTATAAATAATTTTAGATATTATTGTATCATAGCTTTGAAATATATGGGCTTGATAATCTTTCTTAGTTTGTGTGATTTCAAATTGATTTGCAACCTGGTTGCCGTTTCTACTTCTTAATTGTTTTACTTTTGTTTTCATGTTGTTTGTTTGTTTTATTAATATTATTTGTAACCTTTCTTTAAATTTTATAAATTGTTTCTTTTATTGTTTGCACTTTCTTTTCTATTGTTATTCGTTTATAAGTTTCTTTTTGGTAGCTTGTGCCTGTAGTTTGTGGGCTGAAGTTCCAGGTATAAGATATTATTCTATCTTCTTTCTGTATCGTGATACAATCGGCAAATAGATTTGTATTAATATAGCTTTGCAAATCATAAGATAAATTTTTACTTTCTGATAAGTTAAAAGCTTTTATTTGTTTGTTTGTTGTTTGTGTTTTCATTTGTTTGTTTGTTTCTTTTAATGTTTCAATTTGTTTTGCATACTCTGTAATATTGTTGTTTAGGTGTGCAATTTGGTTTTTTAGTTTGTTGTTTGTTGTTTCCATTTGTTTATTTATTTATTTGTTTGTTGTTTGTTGTTTGTTAGATGTTCAATGTAATACTTAGTAAGACAATAAAACCTATTATTATTAATAGTATCATCTTAATTAGTTACAATAGTAAAAATTATCCAGCTTATAAAAGTGATAAAAGCGGTAATATTAAAAATTTCACCTATTGTTTTCAAAGTGTTTGTTTGTTTGTTGTTTGTGTTTGTTGTTGTTGTTTTCATAGTGTTTGTATTAGTTTGTTTTATTTATTTGTTTGTAATTATAGTGCAAAGATACAGCCCTTTTTTAAACCACCAAACAAAATAGCACTTTTTTTTATTAATATGCTAATTTATAATGATTCTAAATAAGCAAAGTAATTGCTTTTTTATTTGCTTTTATGCTTTTTTTATTGCATAGATAGATTATACTAATTTTTAATAGATAGGAACGTGCACACGAATAACAAATTTTTTGATATAAACAAGACAAACAACATAAAGTTATCAACAATTACACTATTTAGATTGAGTCTAAATAAGGAGGAATAACCCATACTCCCCCCTAAAGGAAATTCCCCAAGACTTTTTGCCCCTAAAGGAAATTCCCCAAGACTTTTTGACTTTGTAGGAATATAAAAGTAAAATGGGGAAGATAAAATCCCCCCCAAATTTACAAACTAAACAAACAAACTTCTTTAATATGCTGATGCACTTCTCTTTTGGTTATCATCATAACTACTGCCCTCTACATCATCATCAGGGTTGGTCTTGTCGTGCATATACCTCTTTAATTCTTCCCCTACTGACTTCAAATCGTACCCCCCTACTATACATGTGTTATCCCAGTTATCTATCGTGCAATCGTTCTGTATTGAGCCGAGCATCCCTCCTCCTAAGTAGTTTTGATATGCACTCATTAATTGCCCATCCCATTCTTCACTAAATACCCCTAAATCAATTTCCACTCCCCCTCCTTTGTCTCCAATTTGTTCTCTAATAATTGCATTTTCTACTTCTTCTCTTAAATTTTTCATAGTTGTTTGTTGTTTAGTTGTTAAGTTGTTAATTTTATTTGCAGTAGCTATTGCCTCATTCAAGTCTCTGCCATTATCCAAGATATTTTCACACTCTGCCATACCTAAGTTATAATCTTCTCTAAATTTAGTAGTTGATAGGTAATTGTTAAACCATTCTAAGTACATCTCAATTTGTTGTTTGTTTGTGTATTTCATTTTGTTTGATTGATTTGTTATATTATAAAGTAACGACAATTAATCCATTCTACCTAATTTTTATTTACTTTTATTTAATAAAATTTTCTTTATCTGATTAAATTCTTTATTTGTTATGCTTAAACTATTTGTGCTATTGTTCTCATAGTCCCAAAATTTAACACTTATCTTATAATAATCAGTCTCATTTTGTGCTAACTCATAACCATCTACCTTTATTTGCTTTATTTGTCCGTTTCTGTATTCTATTGTATTCATTTGTTTGTTTTATTAATTAAAGTCTACCCATTTCAGAATATAATCCTAACACTGCTAAAAATATTACTACAAAAATTGTTCCCCACATATTATTTATTTTTTTAATTATTATTTAGTTTATTGTTCCATAGCAAAAGTACATCAGTAGGCAAAAAGCCAGTGCCACTATGATAAGCTCCTTAGTATCTTTACTCATATTATTCTTTCAAATCATTATCACTATACACTCCTAAGATATTATTTGCGACCATCTCATATTCACTATACACTTCATTATAGTATATTTGTGCATCAGCCGTTAAATGAGTCTCATAATTGCCCTCATAAATTTTAACCTCTTCATAAGTTTCTTGCCCATAGTTCATTTCAGTTATATTTAGTGCCATTTCATCTATAAATTCCATAAACCTACTATTGTCTACATACTTTTTGCTTATTACTTTCATTTTGTTTGTTTTTAGTTATTAATTATTTTCATCCTTTTCGCCATCTCTATCCATCTCTTCCTTATCATCTCTTCTTAACTCCTTATATTCTGTCTCAGTAACCTCTACACACTCATCCCCACACTCTACACAAAATACTTCTCCACTTGTTTCAGAATGTTCTTTGCAATCTTCACAAATATCAGTTCCATTCCAAAATCTTGCCCCACAACAATATGTTAAAAAATCATCCTCAACTTCTTCTCCACAACAATTACTTACTATATTGTTCTTCCCACTATCATCAGTAGGGTTACCTAACTTATATTCATCTAAATTCATAATTAATTATTTATAATTTCAATTAAACTTTCATCCCTTAAACTTCTCCAATTTCTTTTCTCAATATCATAGTAAGTAGTTATACCATCCCTATTTACTTCTTCTTTAAACTCATCCAGTTTCATTCCAAATAAAGAATTTATCATTTCTATATTTGTTGAACCAGTAGCATATCTTGTTTCTCCATTCTTCTTCTTAAAAGAGAATTTCACTACACTTAATTTCAATCGTTTTCTTAGTTTGTTTTCCATTTTATTTAGTTTAAAAATTAATTGTTATTGTTTTATTATCATAATCTACCTCTACATCAGATGGGCAAATACCATCTCCTAAGTTTAAGTCAATTTCAGTCTTAATTTCCCACTCATTACTATCATTTGTGTTAATACTAAATTCTTCTATCACTTCAGTATCATTTTCATTCCACCAATTTACCTCAAATTCAACATTAACAAAAGTAGCATAAGCACCTACATCCTTAATCCCCCAACTCCTCATTTCAGTATAGAAATACCAATGAACAACTGCTACTGCTGATATATCGTTATTCCCATCTCTTCCTTGCCACTTCTCAAATCCATAGATATTTACATCTATATTTTCTAATCTTGTCTGAAATTCGTTTTCCATTTTGTTTGTTTTAGTTATTGTATATTATAAAGTAACGGCTTATTTTTGAGACTACCAAATGTTTCTTTAACTTTCTTTGTTATTTATACTCATTCTAAATAAGACTTCCTTTATTCTTGCTATACTATTTATATACATAGTATAAGATATGTTAGTAAATTCTTCATTAAATTCTTCATCCCTTTCATATATTTTCTCAAACACTTCAACTTCTTTTTCCATGTCCTCCATTACATTTCTTAGCACTCTTTCTTCTATTGTCATATCATTTTTTTTAAGTTATTATGTATTATTGAGTAAATTTCATCATCAGCCGTTCTTAATACCTCATCAGGCGTACCCATAAAGTTAGGGGTATATTCCTCTAAATCTATATTATGTTCGTGCCAAAAATAGTCTCTTATCTCATCCATTATATCATTTGTAGCATTATCAATATGCTCATTCTTTTGTCCTAACTTTCCCATTTTATTTGTTTTTAGTTATTATAAGTGTCCCCCATATCCATCAGGGCATTGATACCTCCATTCTGAGTCTGACTCTGCATCATCCATCCCTTCTATATCATATAATCCAGTTCCGAAAACATATTTTGAGGTTGAGTGTTTTTCATCCATCTTTGCACTCCATAAGTCCTCATTATTCAATATCCAGTCATCCACTTGAACATCTTTAGGCACTTCAATTTCTATTTCAGTAAACTTATGATATACACTTCTTTGTTGTATTTTCACTATCATCTTATTTACCCTCTACTGAAACCATTATAACTACACTATCATCTAATTTTGACAATTCGTTTTCAAACTCTTCTGCCATCATCTCAAAGTCATACTCAACACTGCCATCGAAGATTCTTATATAAGAGGTTAGGGTTACTATTTGGTTTACTGCAATTTCTCTTTTCATATTATTTGTTTTAGTTATTGTTAGTACAATACTCCAAATAAAAAACAAGACTACCAAACATATTTGCATAAAGTTTGGTAGTTTATAATCATTCTAAATAAGAGGTTGAGGGGAGGGTATATGAACGCATACGCATACACGCCTATAAAAGGATTTCTACAAGACTTTTTGCCCTTAAAGCGTTTTCTCCAAGACTTTTTGCCTTATGAGAATATATAAATTTGGGAATGTGTTAGAATTTGTAAAGATTTCTTCTACCTAAGTCCATTGGCACAAAAATACCTGTACGACCCCCATCAATTACGACTCCACAACCTAAAGTAGGTTTCTTAGGGAAGTTCTTACCATAACTAAAGGCCATATGGTCTACATCTATACCGCATCCAACATTTAATCCGAATATAATGTCGTTTCTGCTCGCCATATAAGATACTCCACCAAAAGAATGACTATGACCTACTACTGTAGACTGTCTATTGGCGTTAGCTCTGTTCCTTGCACCTGAGATACCACTACTACCTGTTCCATGCTCATAAAGAACCCCATCTATCTCCCAGGATAAATCCCACTTCCAACCATCAGGTGCGTTCCAGATTTCTTCATAGGTTTTTAAGAATTTACTTGGTATTCCTGCTGTAGTAGCCTTCCTAAATGGAAGGGCCGAATGGTTTCCCACACAAACTTTAACGTCAGGGAAGGTTTCGTACCATTTCTCCATAGCTTTCTGGGCCTGTTCAGATTCACTCTCTGCATTTGGCATTTCAACCATTGATTCATGGTATGACAGGGCTGCATTATCAACCTCATCTCCAATATGTACTATCTCTGATACTCCAAAACGAGAAAAAACCTCATAACAGAAGTTTTTATATTCAGGATGGCAAAAAGGTTCATGCGTATCTCCTATGATTCCCACATTGTTTCCATTTCTGTGTGATTGAAGCATATCGTTCTCACTTTTAGTTAAGCGAGGTCTAAATTGTTTTGATTTCATAGTAAAATTGTGTTTGTGTAAAAGTACACAATTTATTTGAAATATACAACTATCTCTTAACTTTTTCGTAAGACCTACCTCCAAAATACGCCCCAACAGTAGTAATTAAAACCATTTTCAAAAGCTCTTTCCAGTCCTCATCAACGATAAATGATATAACACCTGCATCAATAAACACCATTAAAACCGTTGAAACAACTAAAAACATTAGAGTTAGTGGTCTTACGTTCTTACTAAGCCAAGAGTCTGACTTCATATCCGCCTCCCATCTTGAGCTTATTTGCTCTTCCATCTTCACTTCATAGTTGGATAGTAATTCTTTGATTTTAAGCTCTGCATTAAGCTTTTCCTCCTTAGAGGTGTGTAGGTTGTCTATAACGCTTCCTACCCCCTTAACAAGCTCTGTAGCTCCAGTTGAAAATATTTTACTCAGTATATTCATATCTATTTATTTATTAAAGCCTTTCTAATACATAACATTAATCCAATATAAAGAAAAACCCAAATCAACTGAAAAACATTTTCATTATAAATCCTGCAACTATACCATAAAGAACCCATAGAGACCTTGATAAAGTTTTCCTGGCAGCAGTGTTTCTATTTACTCTTGCCGTCACTCCACTATCAGGGTCAAGCAATCTTTCCGTAAGCATATCTAACTTAGCATCCATCTTATCTAATTTCTCTTCCATTGAATCCATTCTATGTTCCATTAATGCCATTTCCTTTACTATGTCTTTATTAGTTGCCATCTTTAATCTAAGTCAATGTACTCTATAGTAACTTCTTCTCCTCGTGATAAATGCTTGGCAATATCTTTATAAACTCTTTTATAAGCGTTTGTAGACTTCCCTATAAAACCGTCTTTAATGATTATATTATTTTCTTGACTATCTCCAACAAGCAGACAACCAGCAGTGTGCTCATCTGTGTTACCGCAGTGTATGAGGACGTATTTAAAGTTAGGAATATCCCTAACCCATAACATTCCTTTATGAATACCTGGAAACCTTTTGCCATATTTATTATGAAATCCACCCTCAGTTCTTAATGTTAAATTATACACTCCAGCAGGGACTCTCGTCTCTCCCTTTACTTTTAAGGCCCTCCTTTCATCTTCAAGAGTATAACATAGGAAATGAACCCCTAAATCATTCTCTTCCATCAGCAACCCTGATGTAGAATCTTCTTGGCTACTAAACCTAAGAACCTTTAACTTCATTATTTAGTTACAACAAACATTTCCAAATCACAAATACCAGTAGTAGCTAAAGCATATGCAGTCCATATATTACCAAGACCTGTATTAGCTTGTAATCCAGTAATATTAGCTGCAGAAGCCATAAAGAAGGCAGAAGGCACTACGTAACTCATTCCTGGCTCAAGGCTTATAACAAAGGCCTGTGTAGCTGTTGAAGGGTTAACACAAACACTTGCAGCATTAGTGAATTTTAATTTGATTGGATATTCTGAATCAAGATTAGTGAATCTTGCGTATTCAAATTCCGTATTAGTAACATCCCCAGCACTTTCTGGAGCAGCAGTACAAGATAAAATTGGGATAAAATCCTGTGCAGGTTCAACTGCATAAGCAGGTATGCTTAATATCCTTTCATAAGCCTCATTACAAGAGCTAATAGTAACTGTATTAGTGTTACCGTAAGCCTTTGAGTTTAATGAAATAGAATCTGTTACTGTTGATGTGAATGTTGAGTTGACTACTGTTGTTGCCATAATTATATATATTAAAGTTATTTATTTATTTTATACTTGACTTAATAGAATATTACAATTCATATTAAATGATGCTGACTTACCTGTGCATGAGGCTGTGATACATAGCGTCTCATTTACTTCTATATGCTCATCCCATCCATCACAATTTGTGAAAGATGATAAATCAAAACATAATGGAGTTGAATTTCCAGTTAAAATTATTGTTTGAGTAGCAATCCTACAAAAATCCGCTGTAGTAGGATATTCAGCAGGAATAGGACACTGCATTTTAACACGCAATAATGATAATGTTATAGTCCCTACCCCAGATACCCATCCATTCCAACGAGCAGGTATTGATGGTGTTGGATTTGTCCAAATTGATGTATTCATCATGTTCTTAGGTGATATAGAAACCGACCCTACAGACCCTAAGTTGGTTGTAAACTTATGTTCAGAGTTATATTGTGCGTTAGATAAAGCCCATTCAATCCCTACCGCTATACTACCATATCCCTCAATATTTTGAGACATAAAGTTACTTGATGGAGGGGATGAGTTTGTAATTGTAACATCACCTGTTCCTCCTGCTGGAGCAATAGTTATACCTGTTCCTGCTACTATAGATGTAACTCCTCCTGGAGAAGATGTTTCCCATTGAATTTCACCATTAATAGATACTAAATTTTGAGAACCATAAGGCGTTCTTGTATTTGCAAATACAAATCCTGTTCCTTTATCAATCGTACCTATAGTATTACTCATTCCACTAAAAGTACACTTCCCTGTTCCATTAACACTGGTAACAAAAGCGGCAGTACCTGCAGCGGTTAATCTATCTAACTCCACTTTAATAGCCTCTGCAACCTGTATAGCTGTTGCATTTGCTGCTATTGAAACAGAAGATTGTGTAAACCCTGTAGTTGGGACAAAAGCAGTAGCGTCACCTGTTACAGAGAAATGAACCTCTATAGATACTGTATTATCATAAAAGATATGAAAGAAAGAGTTGTGAAGAACCCCTGCAGTATCTGACCCACATGTTATTGTTGTGCTTATATTAAAAGGTGAAGCCACCCACTCCAATATACCTGCATTAGTTTTGACAGGCACACTTGAGTTCTTAGCTTCACTAAAATCTTTAGGATTGTGTATTTGGTTGTTAGGTAAGTCTGAATGAAAATTTGTTGCCATATTAATATAGTATTATTCCGTTTAATTTACTAACTCCACCTGCGTTATCATCACAATACAATGGATAAGATATTGAGTTTTCCTTTAAAAAATCTTTCATTTTTCTTAAGTATGTTTCTGATTTCTTATATGTTTCTGTTCTCATAAACCCTAATGTCTTGGCATCTACTGGTAAAGAAAATTCTCCAGAACTTTCCACCAAACCTTGAGAGGTTGAATTGTAAGCCATATCAGGTATCATTTCAAACCTAACGCAAAACGCAAGATAATCCCTAATATAACTATTAACAAGCTTTCCGTTTGGTCTTTGAAATAAAACATTTGAAACTACGTTTGTTACTGTTGGAGTCCCTGAAATCGTAATAGATGTAACTGCTCCAGGAACATCTACTGTAAGAACCGTATTAAACCCCCTACAAGAGTCAGTTCCATCTTCCCTTAAAGGTATGTCAGCTCCAGAGACAAAATCCCCAACCTTGATAAAACTATTAGCAGAACAGGTTATTATATTACTACCAGCCGTCACATTGAAATCACTGAATGTTGAATATGATAACATTGAGTTCATTAAAGTAAACTTATTATACGGTGCATTTGCATTTCCAGGTCTGGTTATAGTAACCTTATTAACACCATCAGACACAGCACTACCAAGTCCAAACGGACTACCATTGATTGCTGAGGCTAAACCATTACACAGCTCTATCGCTGTAGGTGTTGGGGTTAATGATAAGTCAACCTGACATACGCCATCAAATCCAGGTGGTGTAGGTAATATTGCAGGTACTGGTGCTGCTAAATATTCAAAATAAACAGCTATTGTTGAATAATTATTAGCAGAGTGCATTTGAATATAATTGTTCTGTAGTGCAGAGGTTGAGTCTGCCGAACAAGTAATAACATCATATATAACTGGGCTACTACTCCAAGGAGTATTGGTAGCTTTATCATTAAGTATCTCATTATATAAGTCTGCACCAATAGATGGTTGTACAAAGTTTAATTCAGCAATCTCAACGAAAGCTGGCTTAACTAAATACTTGTCAGTATTCTTATTAGTAAAGGCTATATCAATTACTTGTGTCGGTGTTATCAGTGCCATTTTGTATTTTATTTTTTTCTATTAATAAGCTATCCAATTCCGCCTCATCTAATTCAGGTAGGTGGAATATCTTTCTACCTTCTTGAACTGATATGTAGTCTGTTGGGTTAATTGCCCCAAGCATTGTAACTGGAGGTTTATTAACTATATGTAAATCAGAAACATTAAAGTTAGAATGTTTCTTAAGTATTTTTTTAAGTTCTCTTAAAATCATTTGCTGAGGTTCTTTAATAACAGTTGACATAACTATATCATATATAGTTAAAATCTGTTGGTTATTACCCAGAGAACCAGCAACTTGTATTCCTGACAAAGCAGGATTCCATCTATGTGAGGATATTATATTGTCATTAGTAATCGTTTGTAGTTCCATAAAAGAACCATCACTCGTATCATTAATGATATTAACATTAGAGGCAGCCTCATCACCATTCTTAGCTATAAATAATATCTTAGAGTTATTATTCTCACCAGTAAGTTTCTCTCTTGCCTCGTTAATAAATATTTGAGCTTCTTCCTCAGACATGTCAGCTCCTAATTCAATAATAGCAGATGGCATAAAACCATTCTTAAATCTTGTTAAGTTGAATTTTCCTATTTGACTTGCTATTTTTATATGGTCTAAAGCTGCAGTATAGTCTGGCAACCCATAATAGTAGTATGTACTCTCGTAATCAGAGAAATGTATTACAGAACGCTGAACATCTGTTTCTGTTTTCTTAAATTTAGGGTAGACATCTACTGTTTTTATCTTGCTTTCTGTACGTTTAACATTGGCCCAGTCAGGATGGAAAAGAACTTTATCATTCTTTTTCCCCATTCTTGCTGTAGTAGCGTCTTGATGATACAAATTAACATAACCCTTACCTACAACAATCTCTAAGTAAGCATTTCCAAATGTCCAGTAGTCAGAAACAACCTTTCTGATAACATCATCTGCTGTATCGCCATTTGCGTTTACATCAGTAAGATATTCACCAAGAGCCTCGTCAAGAGTGTGTAACCCTTCACCCATGGTAAATGTTGTTTTTGTATTAAGAATTGCCCTATGCGTTGCCGCACATCTTGATAGCTCACTTAAATGCTGAGGGAATAAATTATCATCCCCAAAAGGAATCCAGGCATTTTGTAATCTATCTATCTTTTTCGTTTCTTCAGGGGCATCTTGAGCTATATCCTTTGAAAAACCATAAGCAAGAAGTTTATTCTTCTTCGCTGGCTTTTGGTAAAACTTGCTCTTTTTTGTACTTGCCTGCGTTTTCTTTTGACTCATTTTTGTATGATTTCTTTATTTTTTTATTAGATTTCTTAGACACACCACAATCCTCATTGGGTTTGCAATCTTCTTTTACTAAACAAACATAGGGTTTACCCAGTTCATAAAGCTCTTCTAATATCACCTGATTTTTCTCTACACTAAGCATTGTCTCTTCATTAGAGAAAGCAATCTTAGGGAAAAATTTAGAGGTCTTAGAATGTCTGCCAAAATGAATAGTCTCACAAGTATTCTCCTTAAACCACTCTTTGTTTAATTTATACATAGTATTTATTTTTAAATTAAAGTGCAAATATAATGAAATTTAGGGGAATGTCAACCACTCCCCTAAAAAACATTATTTAATATAGAATACTACTAAGCTACTGACCAAGCGTCAGTATAATTTGCCCCTGCAGTCATAGCAGCAGAGATTTCTAAAGGATATTCTCCTTGTTCTCCTCCAATTTTAACAAGAGTACCATTTGCATCTTGAAGCCCAACACCTGTAGTTTGCTCTCCTGACATGAACTCCATGTAACCAGTCAATTCAAATATTTCATCATAACCTAATACGAATTTATAAGTGTTTGCAGTTCCAGCAGCACAATCATCAGCATAAGATTCAACGATTGCAAATAATCCACAAGACCTTGCAAGTTGGTCTAAGTTTTCATTTACTTCCTGAGTTACCTTAGGGATGTAAAATTCAAGCTCTATTGCTATAATTGTACTTCCATTTTCTCTTGTAGCGTTTGCAGTAAATCCTGCAGTCCCTCTATCAAAATCAAACTGGTAAGCGTCATCTGTTGTGAAAGTTGTAACTACTCCTGCAGTAACTCCAGTTGCCGATACGTTTCCTTGTTCTATCAACCAAATATTCTTCAATCCACCTCTACGGTTTCTATCGCAACATTCTACTTGATGTCCTTTTGTAATTGCCATAATTTTATTATTTTATAAGTTATTAATTAGTAAGTAATTGTTGCTACAAGAGAATTGTCTTTCAAAGCAGCTCCAAATGAATAGTTCATTCTGAATCTGTTTTCTTTACAATCTTTGTTGTACCACATGTCAACATCTTGGATAGCCCAATCAGTTCCGATAGCGATAGCACCTTTAGCCATAAGGAAAGCACATTCTACTTTAGTAGTAGCAGTAGGCCCATTTGAAGATAAAGAAGCTCCATAAGCAGCGATATTTACATCAAAATCAGGTCTAACAATCATTTCAATACCATTGTATTGTAAGTTAGCAATTCCAGACTGTAGGTCAGCATAAGCTAATCCACTTGTAGTAGCTACTAATTCAGCTTTATACTTATCAGCAAAAGAACGAGAAACATACATTACTTGGTCAGAAGCAGCTAATTCAGCAGTTCTTGCAGTCATTAAAGTAGCAAGGTCAGTTATAGCAGTTCCTGTGTAAGCAACTTGTTGTCCAGCAGGAATACCATTTGCAGCCTCCCAGATACCATTAGCTAAATCTTGAGTTCCTGAACCTGAAGCAGTTTGTCCCCACCATGAGATAGTAGAAAAGTCTCTTAAGATTCCTCCCATTAAGATTTCAGAAATCATTTCCATTAACATAGTACCTGATAAATCATTTCTTTCAATACCATTTCTCATGAATTGAGATTTAATTGTATTGAATAATGCGTGTGCAGATTGCTTGTGCTCTACTTCTAAACGAACTAAGTTTAAAGTTACAGCAGTGTTAGTTGAACGAGTTGCATCATCTGCAAAGCATTCATCATTTAAAGCTTTAGTAACATCTTTCAATGCACTGTATTTGTCAAGCTTAATAGAAGAGCCTGAGATGTTTGTCATTACATCAAAATGAGTTAAGTCATTGTTTGATATAAATAATGGAGCTAAGAAATACTTTGCAGCATCTTGTTGACTCCATGTAATTGGTGAAGCGATTATATTTGCCATTGTTTTATTTTTTTATTTTTGTTTTTATGAATTAAATATGTTTGTAGCTAAAGCATCCCATGAATTAACAACTACACTATCCTCAGATGGGTTAGGGTCATTTTCAGGAACAATAGAACTTGGAGTTCCATTAAGTTTAGCTACTTTTTCCTCTAAAGATTTTACTTCGTCATCCAAAGCAACAATATTAGATTCTTTTACTCCCAAAGCTTCAGTAAGGTCAGCAACATTTTTGTTAGAATCTGTAATAGACTCTTCTAATGCACTAATCTTAGCAACCACTTCTTCGTTGTCAAGGATTTTTACTTCCTTAACGCTTTCTTTTTTGTTAAAAAGGTCAGAGATAAAATTCTTTAACTCTTCAATTTGGTTTTCCATTTTTTTATTTTTTTTATTAGAATTAAACATATCAACTGCTAAATTTTTGTTTTTATAGTTGAGTTTTTGAACATCATACTTAGCTGCTAAAGCAATAGGTTTTTCAACTGAATTAATAAACCCTGCCTCAAAAGCTTCGTCTGCCGTAAACCAAGTTTCCTCATCCATCCAATTACGGATAGTTGATTCGTCTAAACCAGTTTTACTTACATAAATATTTACGAGTCTGTCTCCCATCTTGTCCATCAAGTCAGCAGCTTTTCTCATATCTTTTGCCCCTCCTGTTTCTCCACCCCATACATTATGAATCATAAACAAACTGTTTTCACTCATAGTTACTTGATTTGCACCTAATGCTATAATAGAAGCAATAGAAGCTGCCAAGCCTTCAATTTGGGCGGTTACGTTCTGAGGCATACGCTTAATTGCGTCATGTATAGATAGACCATCTATAACTGAACCGCCTGGGGAGTTTATTCTTAAAAGAATATTCTCTGTGGATATTTGTTTTACCTCCTCTATAAAGGATTTGGAATCTACACCCCAAGCTCCTATTTCGTCATAAATGACTACTTCTGTAGAGGATTCAGATAAATTTTTTATATTATACCAATTCATATTTTTGTATATATTAGTCTTAGAAAACAATATTACGTATATATATAGTATATTAGGAGCAACTTTAGGCCCAGGTTGGGTAATTTGTGGAATAAAGTGAAATAATAGCCTAAAAATTTGGTAGTTAAATATATTTTTTGTTAATTTGTATATATTAATTATTAAAAAACACTATGGGAGGAAATAAAAAGCTGTTAGAAAACATGAGACAATTTGAATTATCTAAAGAAACCTTAGTTCAAAGGTACGAAAGAGAGGTTTACCAGTTGGCACAACCAAATCAACAAGAATCATTAAAACAAATCATTAACACATTAAAAACAAAAGAAAATGGAAAAAGAAACTAAGCAAGAAACACTAAGAAGATTATTTATTCAAAATAATTTAACAAAAGAAGATGTTTTCAAACATAAATTCTACACGATAATCACAAGAAGTGGCATAGACAAAATTCAGGCTGCCAATAATATTGAAATCAATTTTGATTTAATCTATAACTCAGACGACACTAAATGTGTTATTATAAAGGCAACAGCTAAAATGGGGGACAGGGTTATTGAGACTTATGGAGAGGCTGCTCCTATGAATAATCAAAACTCCTATCCAGTTGCTATGGCAGAGAAGAGAGCCATGAGTAGAAGTTGTTTAAAACTCGCTGGTTTTTATGAGCAGGGAGGAATCTTTGGAGAAGATGAGGCAGATGACTTCAAAAGATAGTGAATACGATTGGATAGATGAACATATTAATGACCAGTGTTCTTTATTTCAAATGGGTAGAATAGAACAACTATTACATACCTCAGCAACAGCATCACAATACTCAAATATTAACTTAAACGATTTAACTTATGGAGAAGCAGCAGACATTATCAGAGACCTTGAAGAAAACGATTGCCCAAGGGACTGTAGAGACCAATTTCAGCAGGTACTTAGACGAAACCACAAATAATAGAGAGGTAAGAGGTATTCTAAATTTTATGATAAAAGAATTTATAGATGCAACACCTGAATCCCCTTACATAAAAGTAGATGATTACATAAAGTTCTTTGAACAAATACCTTTAAGACTATGGTCAACCAGTCCTGTGTTTTATTTCAGAGATGATAAGTATGATGGTCTTGGATTACTTGGAGAAAGAATACATGATTTTACTTTAAAGTCAAAAACATTAGAATTATATTTTAAGGATTGTTTGGAGGTGAAATTAACAGATGTTTTGGATAATAATGAAGAGACATTTAAAGATATTGAAAATCCAAAAGAAAGATTACTACATGCCCTAAAAGTATTAAATGAAACGGTAAAGGAGAGGGATTTAAAAATAACTTACAGGAAGGCTAAAAATATATTGAATGGTAGATATTATTAATAATAAAGAAGAGATTGTTAACAACAAAATAGAACTTCTATTTCATATTGCAGAGGTAGTTACTGGGATTAATGAGGAAGAGTTAAAATCTAAATTAAGAGCAAGGCCGAGAGTTATAGTAAGAAGTATTGTTGGCTATATATTACATATGGAATTAGGTCTTTCAGTAGTTCAGGCAGGGTCAGTAATAAATAGAGACCACTCAACAGTTGTGTACTACTGTAAGGTTCATAAAGATAATTTTGATTGGTATAAGAGATATAGAGATACATATACTAAAATATCAGAAACATTTTGGGGAAACTATATAGCAGCAGAAAAGCAGGATATTAAAAGACAGGTAGCTTCTCTTGAGAGATTAATAAACAGGCTTCAAAGAAAACAGAGAGCCTTACTAAAAGCAGATTACTAAGAAACAGGTTAATGGAACAGCCTTAATAGTTCCAACAATAAAAAGCAATAAAATTATGGAAGAAAAGAAGTATGTAAACGGAATTGTTATCAAAGAAAAGACATTTGATAATGGAGGGACTCAGTTAAAGATGAGTGTTAAGGTTGATGATTTCATCAACGAGTTAAAAGCTGTATCAGATAATGGATGGGCTAACCTTATAATTAACAAAAGGAAAGAGGCTTCTGATAAAGGGATAACTCATTACGTTCAGGTTGACCCATGGAAACCAGATTCTAAGAAAGGGGCTGTTAAAAAGGATGAGCTAATGACTGACTTGCCGTTCTAAAAGTAGAAAGATATTCAAGGGAGGGGGTAATATGGCCTCCTCCTAATTAAAAACTAAACAAAATGGAATTAACACAAAATTTAATAATGGTATTCGTATCATTTAGTATGGGGGCTTTTCTTGGGGCATTATGGATGTTCTTCTCAATGTATAAAGAACTTAAAGCAATTCAAAAGGAACTTGATTCTAAAACTGAAACACTAAATACTTATGTGAAGTTAGCACGTATAGGTAAAGACTTATAATATGAGTAATACTAAGAGAAAATTTAAAGGGATTTGGATTCCTGCTGATGTATGGGAGTCTCAAAGCTTAACTCTACAAGAGAAAGTATTTCTTGTTGAGATTGATTCATTAGATAACGCTAATGGTTGTTATGCCAATAATAATTACTTTGCTAAGTTCTTTGGTTTATCAACTACAAGAGTATCATTAGTGATAAACAGCTTAGTAAATAAAGGGTTTGTATCTTCAAACATCTTAGAGTCAGAGGGTAACAAAAGAATATTAAAGACCTCTTTAACAAAAGTTAAAGACCCTATCCAACAAAAGTTAATACATAATAATACAGTTAATAATACAAGTAATAAAGAAAAGAATGAGCTTTTTGAAATCTTTTGGTTACTATACGACAAACCAACATCTAAGAAACCTGCAAGAGATAAGTTTATAAAGTTATCTTTAGCTGATTGTAATAAATGTGTTAAGATAGCACCAATTTACGCTAAGTCAACTCCTGATAAGAAATTCAGGAAACATGCTACTACCTGGTTAAACCAAGAGTGTTGGAATGATGAGGTTTGTATTGTAAGTGAGGGCATAACTAATGGCAACTTAAAAGGGATGATACTATGACATTTCACGAAAACGGAATCACAATTAAGAAGAACGCAGGCCAGGTTAAAACAAAATGCCCAAAATGTTCTTATGATAGGAAAAAGAAATCAGACCCTTGTTTGTCAGTAAATATAGACGAAGGAGTTTGGAATTGCCACAACTGTGGATGGAAGGGGGGATTAAAAAAACAAAACAACTACATGGAGAAAACAATATTTGTAAAACCAAAACATATACCAACTGTATCTAAATATAGTGATGGCATGATAAAATACTTTGCAGGCAGAGGTATATCAGAGAAAACACTAATAGAAAATAAAGTTAGTGAAGGGATGACATATATGCCACAAGTTCAAGCTGAAAGAAACACAATTCAATTTAATTACTATAAAGACTCAGAATTAATCAATGTTAAGTACAGAGACGCTGAGAAGAACTTTAAGCTTGTTAAAGATGCTGAAAGGATTCTATATGGCTTAGATGATTTAAAAGACTGTGAGGAGGTTATAATCGTGGAAGGGGAGGTTGATAAGCTATCATTTTATGAGGCAGGATATAAGAATTGTGTTTCCGTTCCTAATGGTGCTTCTAATTTAGAGTTAAAATATCTAAAAGATTTCCCTGATAATCTAAAAAAAGTATATATAGCAACTGATAATGATGAGCCAGGTAGAAAACTTGCTGAGGAATTATCAAGAAGGATAGGGAGAGATATTTGTTATCGTGTTGATTTTCAAGATTGTAAAGATGCAAATGAGGCTCTTGAACTTGACTTGTCGGTGTTTATTGAAAAAGCTAAAGCCTATCCTTTACAAGGAGTTTTAGGAGTTGATAGTTTTGATATTGATATTGATGACTTATATAAGAATGGATTACAGAGAGGAGATACTACTGGACATAGGGTATTTGATAATTTATTTTCCTTTACTACTTCTCAGTTAACTGTAATTACTGGAGTACCTACTCATGGTAAAAGTAACTGGCTTGAGCACATGTGTATTAAGTTGGCAGCACAAAATGACTGGAAGTTTGGAGTATTTTCTCCTGAGCATTATCCTTTACAATTACATTTCTCAGTTTTAGCAGAGAAGTTTATAGGTAAGTCATTTAGAGATATGGATAAATTTGAAAGAATGTCAAGAGAGGAATTGAATCATGCAAAGGATTTTATATCTAATAGCTTTAATTGGATTAGACCTGATGGAGATGTGTTTACTATAGATGCTATATTAGAGTCGGCAGCAGGATTAATTAAAAGACATGGCATTAAAGGATTGATTATTGACCCTTATAATAAGATTAGTGCTCCATTCGGCTCTCAAAGTGAGACTCAATATATTAATGAGTTCTTAACTAAACTTACTATCTTTAAACAAAAATATGATATTCATATATTCTTAGTTGCTCATCCTCGTAAGATGCAGAAGAAAGATAATGGATTGTATGACGTTCCTACACTTTATGATATTGCAGGGTCTGCCAACTTTTACAATCAAGTGGACAATGGAATAACTGTATACAGAAACTTTGAAACAGGATTAAGTCATGTTTATGTGCAGAAAGTTAAGTTCAGACATATAGGAGAGATAGGAGAAGCTGTGTTTAATTACAACCTACAGAACGGCAGATATAACGAGGTGGGAGAGCATTTAGATAACTCTCCATATATAAAAACGATAAATCAGTTGGAAATTTAATTTATTTTTCGTATCTTTGCATTACACAAAATAACACTTAGGAAATAATTAATAATAAATATAGGGTAAGACCTACAAGAGCATTTAATTTTTCAGACCTAAGTAGTAGAGGGGGGGTTTGGTCGCCTCCCCAATACAATAAGTGTCTTGTTTATTCACGACTTTAAAAGACAAAATAGAATGAAGATAACAATACCAATAGACATAATGGGTCGTTTAATTCCAACGAATTACACTAATTCCCCA